CGCAGACGGAATACGTTCCCGCTCCGGCGGTGCCGATTCCGCCACAACTGACCGCGGATTGTGAGCAGGTAGAGATACCGGATGATCTGACATTCGGCGGAGCCGTAGAGCTGTTGGCCGATGCCATGAAATATATTGCCAACTGTAATCACGATAAGCGGGCAATACGTGAGATAGAACAACAACGCCTCGCTAAATAACAGGTTAATCCTAGTTATAAATTATTGGTGGAAGATAAAGCAAGGGTATCAATTGATTTGTTTGTCGAATGAAAGAAAACTAATCGCTTAGTAATTAAACTCATCCGAATGATCTGATGAGATTATCTAAGGGATTAGTTATGACAACAATACATTATTTATCTACGTATCAGCCGTATCATGGTGGAAAAACCCTGATTTTGACAAATCTTCCGGAATGCTTCTTGATTTTAAAAGGGAGAATCAAGGGCTGTGAGTTACTGGTATCCACATGTTTCACGGCGAATACGTTCTCTGGCAGGAAATACTCCGTTTTCAATAGCGACAGTGCCATCGAGTACGAAAGGAAAGAAACATTTGGGGTTCTCTGAATTAATTGTTCGTCTGAGCCGTGAATTTCATATACTCAATGAAAACAGGAATCTGATTGGCAGAACTGAATCTATCGACAAACTCGCATCAGGCGGTGACAGAGATATAGGGATTCACCTCCGGACACTGAAAGTGCCGACATCTGCAAATGAGTACAGGCCGGTTGTTTTGCTTGATGATGTAACAACGAGCGGAAATAGCATGAAGGCTGCTATATCAAAACTTGAAGATGCTGGTTACACTGTTATTGCGGCTATCGCATTAGGTAAAACAGCAGAAAAAACACATGCATGAAATAACAGAGATTCCTCGCGGTAGCGAACTATACCCCCGGCATTTATCATCAATTATGGCCCCACCTCGCATCATATGGGCTATGGGTAATTTGTCGCTTCTCGAAAAACCCGGCATTAGCATCGTTGGTGCAAGAGAGTCGTCAAAGACTGGATTGATAATTGCTGAACGAATCGGGTCCTATCTTGCTGAACGGGGAATAACTGTTGTATCAGGACTGGCTCTTGGTATTGACGCAGCAGCGCATATTGGTGCAGTCAAAGTAAAAGGGCCAACAATTGCCGTCCTAGCGTCGGGTGTGGATGTGTTCACGCCAAAATCAAATATCCGGCTTGCAAATGAAATTCTGGAAACCGGCGGACTCATAATCAGTGAACAACCTCCCGGATCACCTGCGGCTAAACAAAACTTTGTCCCGAGAAACCGTATTCAGGTTGGGCTGTCTTCAGTATCTGTCATCGTCGAATGTAGTGAGAAAAGCGGAACAATGAGACATGCTAATTTTTGTCTTGATGAAAAGCATCCGATTTATACAGTGATGCCAGAAGACCCAAGAGATATGAATCTTACAGGGGCACGTAAACTCGTAGGTATGGGAGCAAAAACCATTGCGTCGAAGGATGACTACGCAGCATTACTGGCAGAAGTAAAACCAAGATAACTACATATCATCAGATACCATGAACCCATCACAAAGCCTGCTCACTGAGTGGGCTTTTTAATTGGTTAGGGAGAAAGCACCATGAAACCGGATTGGGGGGTATTACAGAAACAGTTCCTCGCCGAGCATTCAGTAACGGGAATATCCCCGAAAGAATGGTGTGAGATACAGGGACTGAATTACGCAACAGCGCGGAGGCACATCAAAAAGCCAGCTGCGCAGAGTGCGCAAAAAACTGCGCAAAAGAAAGTGCGCACTGCGCAGAAAAAAGAATGCGCAAATGAACCGGTGCGCAATAGTGATATACCGGATACGCAGAGTAGTGAATCCGACAATGCGAAAAATGATGAACGTGAGTTTAGCCTGCGTGATTACGGGCTTAGCGATATGCAGGCACGGTTTGTTACTGAGTATCTTATCGACCTGAACCGGACTGCTGCATATAAAAGAGCAGGTGGTAAATGTGAAGGTAATTCTGCATATACAAGTGCAAGCCGGATGTTTAGAAATGTTAAGGTCAACCGGGCAATTTCGGATGCGCTGGAAGCCAGAGAGCGCCGGGCTGAAATTACTCAGGATGCCGTTTTAAAAATGTGGTGGGATATCGCCACGGCGGATGTTCGTGAGCTTACGGAATATCAGCGGTTATGCTGCCGTCACTGCTGGGGTTTCGGCTTTAACTATCAGTGGCGGGACTCGATAGAGTTTGAGGATGCTGTCATTGACGCGACCGGGAAGAAACGAAAAGCACCGAACGACAGGGGCGGCTACGGTTACGACAGCACACTTGACCCGAATCCTGACTGTCCCCGCTGCAATGGTGCCGGTATCGGTCGTCCTCATTTCCACGATACACGGGATTTAAGGGGCGCAAGCCGCCGGTTATTTGCCGGGATAAAAGAGGGTAAGTTCGGTACCGAGGTTATCACCCGTAATCAGGATGATGCGCTGAAGATGGTTGCGCAGCATTTGGGGATGCTGAAGAACCGGACAGAGCTTACCGGTGCCGATGGCGGCCCGATACAATCAACGGGATTTGACCTCAGTGGCCTGACGACGGAGCAGCTTCTGCAGTTGCGCGAAAAAGCGGGGAAATAGCCTCTGTTTAACATAATGGTTCTTACCCGAATAAGCGAAATCAGGTTCACGCAAAAAGCACACTGAACCCGTCAAAAGCAATACTCATCCCCGGGCAATGTGCCCGTTTATTTTGTTACTCATTTGTTATCAAAAAACCGGAAGCGGCTTCGGAGTGATTCGGCGCTGAAAGGCTTGTTTTTGTCATTTTAGGTGATGTGATGGATATCAATGTCGATCTGTTTGATGAGGAAGTGCGCAGAGAGATAGCGCGGCGCAGTCTGCATGAATTTATCCGGTACATTAACCCGGAATACATTACCAGTCACTTTTCAGAAACCGTCTGTGCATCACTGGATAACTTTCTGATTGAGATGATGACCGGTAAGCGTCCGATCCTGATTCTCGGCGCACCGCCGCAGCATGGTAAATCCGATATTGTGTCGCGGTATCTTCCGGCGTATTTCTTCGGTAAGTATCCGGATAAACGTGTGGGCGCATTGTCCTATTCGTCAGATCTGGCCGGTGATATGAACACGGATGTTCAGCGCATCATGTCGTCAGATGAGTACCGGGTGCTGTTTCCTCAAAGCTGGTTAGGCAACAAACCGACTGATGGCGTGGCGGTTAAGCGTAATACTGAAGAGTTCGGGATTGCTAATCACAAGGGAACATACGTCTGTGCCGGTGTTGGTGGTCCGCTGACGGGTAAAAAAGTTGATCTCGGGATTATTGATGATCCGATAAAAAACGCGAAAGAAGCGCTCAGCCCCACGGTTAAAAAGTCAATCTGGAACTGGTACGCATCAACGTTCAAAACCCGCCTGTCCCGGAACAGTGGCGAAATCATCATGGCGACCCGCTGGGCGACAGATGACCTTTCCGGCCGGGTAAAAGAGAAAACGCCAAAAGCCAAAGTGCTGGCGTTCCCGGCCATCAACGAACAGGGTGAGGCGCTTGTTCCTGAGCTGCATCCGCTGGACAAGCTGCTCGAAACAAAAGCCATTCTCGGTGATTACTTCTGGTCTGCCATGTACCAGCAGAAACCGAAACCGGGAGACGGGCAGATATTCCACGAAGAATTCGCCCGGTATTACCTGCCGAAAGATCTGCCGGACACCTTTGATGAAGTCATTCACAGCTGGGATATGACGTTTAAGGACAGTGACGGCACGGACTACGTTGTCGGTCAGGTCTGGGGCAAGAAGGGTGCTAATGCCTATCTTCTGCATCAGATCCGCAAACGCATGAGTTTTACCGAAACCCTGAAAGCCGTGAAGCTGCTGGCTGAGAAATACCCGCAGGCGCGGCGCAAGCTGGTGGAGGATAAAGCCAACGGACCGGCGGTCATTGATACGCTGAAAACGACCGTATCAGGATTGGTGCCCATAGAGCCGGACGGCAGCAAAATCGCCCGTGCTCACGCCTGCACCGCTGAATGGGAAGCCGGGAACGTCTGGCTGCCCCATAAAGATATCGAACCGTGGATCACCGAAACGGTGGAAGAAATCACGACATTCCCGTTTGCCGGGAACGATGACACCGTGGATGCCATGACACAGGCGCTGCGCTATCTGTACCAGAAGAAAGGCGGCGGATTCTTTTCACGCAAGAGGACATAACATGTGGCCGTTCAGAAAGCGGAAAACAACAGAGATTGCCGCACCTAAGCGGTCTGCGTTCTCAACGCATTTATATTCAGCACTGGCAGCCGAAACAGGATTTCAGGGGCTGGATTTGCCGCAACCCACTATGCAGGGTGTGGCAATGGACAGTATCGACAGCACCATTCCGGCATTTAAAGGCGGACAGGTTTACGGTGTTCCTGAGTCACAGGCGGCATGGTATGCCTCACAAATGTTCATCGGCAACAATATGTGTGCGGTTATCGCCAAGCACTGGCTGGTGGATAAAGCGTGCAGCATGCCTGCCCGTGACGCTGTCCGGCAGGGGTATGATCTTGATTGTTCCGGCAGTGACAAAGAGACGCAGAAAAAACTGCGTAAACTCGATAAAAATACCGCATCCGGCACCACATAAAAGAATTAGTCCACATGGGGCGCGTGTTTGGCGGCAGACTGGCACTGTTTGTCGTTGAAACATCAAATCCGCAGGAATGGTACGAAAACCCGTTTAACCCGGATGGCGTGACAAAGGGCATGTACAAAGGAATTAAGCAGATTGATCCGCAGTGGGTCACACCTGACCTGACGGAAGCTAATTTACAGGACCCTGCAGGGCTTGATTTTTACGACCCGACTTACTGGATTATCGGCGGACGCCGGTATCACAAATCGCACTTCGTAAAGTTCATCCCCTTTCCGGTGCCTGATGCGCTGAAACAGACATACAATTTTTTGGCGTATCAGTCCCTGAGCGTGTGTATGAGCGCGTGTATGCCTCTGAGCGTACAGCGAACGAAGCACCACAGCTGGCGATGACAAAGCGCCTGACGACTATTGGTATGGCAGATGTTGAGGGTGTTAACGCAGCCACCATTCATCAGAACATGATTGAATTTACGGAGATGCGTGATAATTACGGCGTACAGACAGTCGGAGCTGCAGACACTGTTCAGCAGTTCGATACATCACTCGCTGATCTGGACGCGACCATTATGACGCAGTATCAGCTTGTTGCCGCTGCGGCAAACGTTCCTGCAACAAAGCTGCTCGGCACAACCCCGAAAGGCTTTAATGCGACCGGTGAGTACGAGGAAGCCAGCTACCGGGAAGAACTGGAAAGCATCCAGACCAATGACTTAGAAGACCTGCTGCAGCGTCACTATGACATGTTACAGCGCAGCGAGGGCATGGGGACGGACGAGCTTTCAATCACCTGGTTACCGCTGGACAGTCCTACCGCACTTGAGGATGCAGATATCAAACTCAAACAGGCACAGACCGATTCAGCATATGCGGCGGTTGGTGCGGTTGACGGGCTGGATATCCGCAAGAAGCTGGCGGCAGATAAAGAATCGGCATTTTACGGTATTGACGTGAACGAGGACGATTATGCCCCGGAAAATACGGGTACGAACCAAACGGGCACGGTGGGCGGCATCCCGTCAGGCGGTTATGAAGGGCAAGCCGCTGCAATATTCGGCGGCAGCCCAAAGCCGTTACCAGCGTGACATGTCACAACTGATTAAGGGCATGATTGCCGATTACGAAAAGACGTTCAGCAGTCTGCATGAAGATTTTGACGGCGTGACCATGGATGCCAGCTTTGCCAGCCAGACCAAAATCTGGCTGAACCGGCTGAAACGCAAGTGGGATAAAATTTTTAACAGTCAGGCCGCAGAGATGGCGGATAAGTTCACCTCACAGGTGGACATGAACGCACAGCGCAACTTGGACGATTCACTGAAACAACTCTCCGGTGGTATTACGATAAAACCCCGGCCATGCCCGAAGCCCTGAAAGATAAAATGATTGCCGCAACGGCAGAAAATGTCTCCCTGATTAAATCCATCCCGCAGCAGTTTCATTCCCGCATCGAGGCGCGGCACTCCGTTCTGTCAGCCAGACCGGCAGCGGCAGTAAAACCCTGCTGGATGAAATACGGGATATCGGCGGGGTGACAGAGAAACGGGCTAATTTCATTGCCGTTGACCAGACCCGCAAAATCACCACAGCGGCGAACTATGAGCGGATGAAGTCTGCCGGGATCCGCAAAGCAATATGGCTTCACTCGGCGGGCAGCGCGGAACCTCGGAAATTACATCAGCAGCTTGATGGTAAGGTGTTCGACCTGGACGACCCGCCGATCATTGATGAAAAGACCGGTGAGCGCGGATTACCCGGGCAGTTACCGAACTGCAAATGCTTCTGGACACCGGTTATCGACTTTGGTGAGGAGACATGACAAAGCGAACCTATGACAACAACGGCTGGCTCGAAGTAAAAGACAACCCCATCTCAAAAGTTGGGGTTTTTGATTATCTGGGGGCTGAAATCGGCGCGCCGGAGCCGGACAGAATTTATCGGGTATTCCGGCCACCGGAAGAATTAGGTAGTGAAGAAACCATTAAATCATTCCGCCTGACCCCGTTCATTGTCGATCACGAAATGCTGGGTAAAAACGCCACACCGGCAGAGAAAAAAGGCATTCAGGGGGTTATCGGCGAAAGTGTGTACTTCGACCACCCGTATCTGCGGGGAAATTTCAAAATCTTTTCAGATGCCGCGCTGAGCGATATCCGCTCTGGAAAATCGATTTATCCCCCGGATATCGCAGCCGGTATGAATTCACTCCCGGTACTTATGAAGGCCAGCATTATGACGCGGTGCAGCGCCATATTCGCGGCAATCACCTTGCATTAGTTGATGAAGGCCGAACTGGTCCTGATGTTTCTGTGCAGGATCATCTTGTTGTAACCATTGATACAAAGGAACTTATTCGTATGAGCGAAGAAGGCAAAGATAAAAATCAGCCGACCGGGGATGATAACGGATTCACCCCGGAGCAGGTTGAGCAGATTAAACAAATCGTCGTGGCCGCACTGGCTGCAGGTAAGCCGTCTGCTGATCAGGATCCGGAAAATACAGATAACCCGGACGAGAATGTTAATACCGGCGCTGCAGGAGAAGGCGCCGCATCAGCAGAAGAAGGGGCAGAGGCGGCAGTTGAAGCGGCGGAAGCAGCCACAGAAGCTGCTGAAACCGGAGAGCCGGAGGCGGTGGAAAAAGCAGAGATTGCCATCGGGGCAGCGGAAGAAGCTATCACGGAAGCCAAAGAACACCTGGATCAGGCGACCACAGACAGCCTGAACCGCCGCCTCAAGCGTCTCAACGTGGTATCACCACGATGGATGAAATGTCCTCGATGAAACGCAAAATTGCCCGTCTGGAAAAAGCCAAACCGACCATGGACACCGGCGAACTGTTAAAGCAGATCGGGGAACGTGACGCACTGGCGCACAAGCTGACGCCGTTTATCGGGGTATTTGATCACGCACCCATGACGAAACAGCAGGTGGCGGAATACGGTGTGGAAAAACTCGGGATTCAGTGTGCAAAGGGCACGGAAAGTGTTTCCCTGAATGCCTGGATGCAGGGGCGCACACCGGACTCACAAAAGGTGCATGTGACGATGGATGCCGCTGCAGGTACAGACTCAATTATGAAAAAGTGGGGTGAAAAATAATGGCAATCCCGAATACCGTGGCGAACGGCATGATTTCCGGTGTTATCGGTGAAATCAGTCATTACGGCCCGACCCGCGTGACCGCAGCGGTGATCAGTTCTGCGGATGAAAAGAAAAATTTGTTTGGTCGTGCCTACACATACAACGATGATTCCGTTGAATCCGTGCAGGTGGGCGGTGACGGTGCGTTTGCCGGGATCATGATTAACCCGAAAGCATACCGTATCGGTGAAGAATACGCCCGTAACGGGACGCAGGGTGAATTTCTCACCATGGGTGAGATTAACGCTGAAATCACCGCCGGGGTAAAGAGAATTAATGCTCCGGTGGTGTTCAGCCCGGATGACGGATCGCTGTCTGCGAAGGCAACAGCGGAAGCCGGTGATCTGGTTATCGGTTTTGTCAGCCGTCACATTGAGTCACCGGAATCGCCGCATCTGTGTGTTATCCGTCTGACCGAAATCCCGTACACAGTGGCTGCGAAGGAAGGTGAATAATGCCAGTCAGTAAAGAAAAGTTTTATATGTCCGGCCGCGATATCCGCAAACACGGGCAACTGAATATTAAGCCCGATCAGAAGTGGACATACAGCGAACTGGATCAGATTGGTTTCGGTGGTCTGGCTGCAATGGACTCCGCGTTAACCGGCCCGGCCATATCCGGCGGGTTCATTCAGCGTGAGATGTTGCAGCATGTGCTGCCGGGACTTATCCGTACCGCGACCCGCGTCCGCGTGCTGGATGAAATCACCGGCGTACTGAATGCCGGTAACTGGCACGATGAAGAAATTATCCTGAACGTGGCAACGCCTGTCAGTAAAGCCGAATTATACGGTGATCACACTAATATTCCGTTGTCCTCCTACGGGCAGGATCAGGAACGTCGCGGTATTGTCCGTTTTGAATCAGGATTCCTGGTCGGAAAACTGGAAGAGGCCCGACAGTCAGCAGCAGGATTCGAGACTGCCGCAGAGAAACGCAATGCGGTAGCTGAAGCACTGGAGCAGGGGCGTGAGCGTATAGGTTATTACGGTTTCAACAGCCCTGACACCCGCGTATTCGGGATGCTGAATGAACCGGGTTTACCGGCGTATGAAACGGCTGCCGCAAAATGGAAAGGCGGCACATTTGCTGCCATCACCGGCGATATTACGGCTATGTTTTCGCGTCTGGAGATGCAGTCCGGCGGTATTATCAAAGATGATACGGCTATCACACTGACCCTGCCGCTGGGCTACCGTTCTGCGCTGAATGTGGCAAACCCGGTCGCCCGTGGCGAAACCGTGTATCAGTGGGTGAAAGAGAACTACCCGAATCTGCGCTTTGTGTTCTCACCGGAATTTGCCGGTGCCAACGGCGGCGCGGATGTGGCGTATATGTTTGCCGAAACCGTGGATGATGATTCTACGGCGACCAGCGCGGTTCTTCTCCAGGTGGTGCCGGTGAAATACCAGCTGCTGGGTTCAGAGAACAAAGCCAAAGGCTATCTGGAAGACGCCACCAACGCGACCGCCGGTATCATCGTCACCCGTCCGTGGGCCATCACCCGCCTGACCGGAATTTGATCCTGTAACGCCTCATCGCCCTCTGCGGAGGGCTTTTTTATTTCCGGGAGAAATTATGCCTCTGTATATCTATTGCACGCTGTCCAACGACCAGAACTATGCAACACCGGACGGCCCGGTGTTTATCGCCGGTCAGGCCAATGTTATGACCAAACACATGTACACCCCGCGCGGCCGTGTGACTGAAATCAGTGATGAGCAGTATGCGCAGCTGAAAAATAACCACGTCTTTAAACTGCACAAAGAAAACGGGTTTATCGCGGTGGAAAATCGCAAAGAGGATCCGGACAAAGTGGCGACCGATATGGAAGCCAGCGACAAATCCGCCCCGCTGACCGAAGAACAGATGATCGCGGAGGGGAATGAACCGCCGGTCAGCAGCAACGGCAAAAAGAACAATAAAAAATAAGGGGGTCCCGTGGAGCCGTCCGACTTTCCGTTAGTGTCTTTCCGTGCCATCTATAAGGCTTTTGCCGCGGTGCCTGATGATGAAATTTTTATCATTGCACTGGAAGCACTGAATTACTTTTCCCCCTGCAGTGGTGTCTGTACAAATTCGGCGTGGATGCTGGTTGTCGCGCACATGCTCGACCTGAACAGCCGTATTGCTGACGGGGAATCACCGACTGGTGTCGTGACCAGTGTCACGATTGATAAGGTCAGTGTGTCCTACACCGCGCCGCCTGCCGGTTCCGACTGGTCCCACTGGTTCAAGATGAGTACCTACGGCCAGCAGTTTCTGGCGCTGATAAAACGGTGCAGTGTACCGCG